CTTTTCATATAGACCGCCGTATGTCCATCTGGCTTTGTCGTATCTTGTATGGCCGTTCTGTTTCATTTTGTCTTTGAAATCTTTTCGCAGATATGCTATGGGAGCATCGTCGTTTAACAAATCTCGTAGCAGGTCTATGGATGCTTCTAATATGTTGGTTGACATATCTCTATACTCGATCCAGCTTACGATATCCACAGCGGAGATTCTTACTTTCTTGTCCAAGGTTATGGCATACATTTCATTACCTCCCTTTCTCTTGCGTTGCTAAGATATACTCGGTTGCTTTCTTGGCGTTCCTGGCCGCCTTGTAGACGATGCTTGGATCGCCTTTTAAAACGCTCAACCAGCCCTGTATGTATGCGGCTGAATTGTCTACCGTGCTTTCAATCCCTGCTTCGGTCGTGAGGAACGCTGATGTCAGTTCTGCCACGAGTTCTTCCTGGCTATAGACTGCCGAACCAAACGGAGCCATTTTCGCTGAAGCATCAAATCGTTCCAGCCGTTTCGGGTTGGAGCTTCCTGTGCTATGCCCGAACTCGTGAAAGAGCGTTGAATAGTATTCTTCCGCATTCACAAACCACTCTTTACGCGGCATACATATCTGGTCGGTCTTTGGTATGTAAAACGCCTGATCCCCGCCAGTATGCGAAAGTTTCAAATGCATATCAAACGGGTTAAGATACCGAGCGACAATGTTTTCGGCTTCAGATATTGGGTCAAACTTCAATCCCTCCAACGATGCTGTTTCTCGTGCTGGCAATGTCAGTTCAGTACATTGCTCAGTGTTGTAGAGGTAAAAGAACTTCATGTACCAAATCGATTTCTCTTTGATCTCGCCAGTTTTCTCGTCCTTATCCTCTCTAATCAGTTGTTTGTTGAAGTAGACCAAGGTTGCTTTCTTCTTTTGGTCTGGCAACACTGATCCTCCTAACTCTCCAACGTTTCGGCCAGTTAACCATCCCTGTGACTCAAACCCTTGATTGATCGCCGATGCCCATAACGTAATCAAGTTCATTCCTCGATATCGTCGGCCTGATGATGCGTTATGTGGAAGACCGTACAGCCCTCTTGGCGCGTTCCACGGCTTTTTCCATGGGACAGTCCCTCGCTCTAATGCCCGAATGATCGTTCCTGTTACTGCTTTATATTGTGATGCTGTTGGCATCTCTGTTTCTCCTAACCGCTTAAATTTGCACCTCAACTTTGGATGAGGCCGCTGGCGGTTTAACGAGGCCGTAGCCTCGCCCATCACCTCTGTTTCTTTTCCTCTCGAAGTATCTTTTGGTCTAACTGTTCTAAAACGTTTCGTATTCCTCTGAGATGGAATGTATTGTGTCCATCTCTTTTGTCATCCATTCGCACAATATTCCGTATATCTTCTAGTGCTTGATCTTCTAAAACAGCCCGACGTTCAGGCCACGGTATTAAACGAATAAGAGCCTCTATTGCTTCTGCGCGATTCATCTGTTTCTCCTTCTCTGCGTCGGCCTTGTCACCGCGCTTGGGGTTTAAGAGGTCGCTCACGCAACCCCTTGACTTACCTTGTTTGCTTGTCTCCCTGCGGTTAGTTCTCCCCCGCCTCATCTGCTAATCACCTTTCGGCTCTCCATCTACAGTCGATGGTCTAAGTGGGGCTTGTTTCGTTTCCCCTTCGACGCTTTTGTTTGTCTATATTCACCATCCAATCAAACCTTATGAGCCTATCCTAGATGATGTGTGTGAGTGTGTCAAGCACTAAAATAAATGAAATTTCATGTTTTAACCTTTTTTACGATGATTTTACAGAAAATAAGGCTACAAACAGGCACTTTTTAGATATAACATTTTCAAAAACATACTATTTTTGTTAAAAACACAGCGTTTTTCTAAAAATCCACGTTCTAGATATAAATACATAAAAAAACCCCACCGAGTTGATGGGGTTTTTTGCTATTATTGTCTGTGATACAGCCAGTATTACCCTCGGAAAATAGCATCTCCTTTTGTTTTTGCCGCAGATGCAAACACCGCTTCGCCTTTTCTGGGTGTATCCCCGATGATATCCACATTTGGCATTTTGGAATTGAACTCAGTCAACGCCGCATCGAACGTAATGGTTTGCTTCTTGGCTTCCAGTGCGATTTGCAGAAACGCCGCATTTCCGAACCCGCCTTGTTCATCTGCAATCGCGATCTTGTGGCCTGTGCTGATGGTCTGGAGGAATGTGGCGATGGCATCCAAAATCCATGACGGCGGTGCGGCTTCACCCATGTCAAAACTGATGGTCGCAATGCTGTTTGCGTGTGGCCAGTTTTGCCCATCAGTACAAATCAACGCTTCTACATTTTGTGCGGTTAGCCAGTTAGCATCGCTTGCTTCTGATCGGCTCACCAGCAGAACATTATTATAAGCTTCGATCGCCATATCAAACTCCTTATCGTTTAGTTTCTACGCCCTGACGAGCGAGAAGAATACTCAGCGAGGACGGCGGCTTGTCTGGAGTAACATTCACCTCGTCCCTTATCGCGTCGTAGGCTGTTTCCAGAATAAAGAATGTCCGCACATTGTCCAAGCTGATGGATGCCGCTGATCCTGTCAAACCGATTATTCGCATAACGTGTCCAGCCCTCACCGCTGATCGTTGCCCTGCATCGGATCGGTTGCTTGCTTTGCGAAACATCTGGCCGCTAATGGTAAATCGTGATGACTGCTGAGGGTCTTTCCGTTCTGATACAAACCGATCCCTGGCATCTTCCGCTCGTCCGCTGGTCGTTCCGCTGGGAACTGACACAACCTGATCCCGCACAGGATACAACACTTGCGAGTCCGTATTAGCCGCTGAAGCCGTCCGACTACTACCATCATACGCATCGGCGGCATTCCTTAACTGGAGCGCACTCTGGGTAATTTCACCGTTACGGATTGATGAAAGCGGAACTTCCCAGTCGATTTCAGCGACCGACCGAGCGTTATAATATGGCAACCGATTTTCCCATACGGCAAAGTAATATGTATTATCACTGGAATCACCAAGTGGAGCCAATGCGTTCACGATATGGTCTGCGGTGAACGTGTCTACATCAAGGGTCATGTTGACGTTTCCAGCGACTGTATCTATGTTTGATTGATCGGATGAAATGTCTGGACACTCAGCCGTCAATGTGGTTTTGATAATACTATCAACGGTGTTGGTTCCTCCGCTGTAATTCACCGTGGCCACTCGTTGATCCCGCATTGATGACCAGTATCCCATTGCCGTCAATCTCAGGCTTTGATTTGCTCCAGACCATGCGATGCCAGCTTCCATAATGCGGCCTTCCCAACGTAGTTCTCTCCCTTCGTAAATAACCATGTGCTTGAAATGTCGCCCTGGAAATTGCTCTCGTGCCAAATACAGCCATGCGCGTCCCAGTTCCATCGGGACTTCAACAGTCGCTTGCCTGAAACCACCATGCAAACCAGTCGTGTAACGTAAACTCGTGAGGTTAATCAAATCATCCAACAACGTCAGGTCGGAATAACTGTTATATATAAGGACACGAAAACTCATTATCCGATCACCAGATACCGAGGCCGAATCACCACCGACACTTGACCACCATGCGTGATGTTGGCACTGGACGTATCATCTACAAGGAAATAAATGCGACTTCCTGCAGGGTCGATATACGGCACGGTTCCTTCCTGTTGTGGCCTCGATTGAAACACATCAGACGTATCCCATAAACTTAGCGATGATTGAGGAGAAATGGAATCCAAAACCACCACGTTCTGTGCGCTTGCTTTACTGACATAATTTGAACCGAAATCTGCTGGCATCAGCATCACGGCATCGAAATCGATGGTAGATTCCCCTGATCCGCTGGTGCGGTAATATGCCAAGCGTAACGTGAACGCTCCAAGCGTGCTGTTGGTCGGTAATGTGGTCGGTGGAATGACTAAACTTCCCACATCCAACCATGTGTAATACCCAGTATTCAACGCCGTATAATGCCCTGCGACACTTGGGTCTTGCGTTACCCCACCATAGGCATATCCCATAGCGACAGCCCACGCGTCGCTTGTGTCTTTGGCTCGTACTAATGCCCTGTATGTTCCTCGTGGAGGCGATGAAATGCTTTTCGTTGCAACAAGTGGAGCGGCGGCAGTACCAGCTACTCCAGCGGCTTTGATGGCTCCAGAACACGCGACGAATTGC